AATGATTCCAACTTTGACAGATTGATCGAAATAACGAGAAAGATAGACTTAACAGACGACAAACTACAACAAAACTTAACCGATTTTAAAAAAAGGGCCAATTAAAGCCCTTTTCCCTTGTGTCAGAAGTTTAATTCTGATACAATTGGTTACGCTACATAACCAAAAATGCAATGAAACAAAAACAACATATCACAACGACAGGGGGTAATCAAGAGTGGTTGAGTCAAAGAAAGATGTCTCAGCTTCTTGGAGTTGCCCAAAGCACCCTCTCGATGTTCCTGACAAACAATCCAGACCTTAAGGACAAACACTGCCAAAAACAAGGCAAGCAATTAATGGCTTCTAAAGCGCTAATACCAGAATTCACGGTACGAAAAGGGCTTAGACAAGGCTCCGTTCAATTTCGTGAAACGAAGCTGAAAGACGCAAAAGACCAGATGGTAAATATGGCTAAGGACAATGCTTCGGTTGTAAGAAGGTTGGAATTGTATGAAAAAATGATCCCTAGTTTGGTAGAAAGTGTTCAAAGGTTACAAGCGACGGTTGAAGCTCTTACGGTCCAGAGAGAGGGAATCAAACAACTCGGCGTTTTAAGTGAGTCGTTACTGCCAGAGCCAAAGAAGGACGTGCCTGATATGAACACACGGGCGGCGATTAACAAGTTCATACGAGAACAAGCTGTTAAACAGAACCGATATATCAACATACTATGGAGCGAGCTATACTCACAGTTCTACTCTAGGTATGGAATTAATATAACCATGAGAGCGAAGAAGAAGGAAATGACTGTGATAGAATATGCAGAAGAGTATGACCACCTAGACGACCTATATGCTTTAGCCCGGAAAATCTACAAAAACTAACCATGAAAACCAAAAAACTAAGCACGTCAAAACTTAAAGCAAAAGCAGACTCTGTTTTTAGTAAATACATAAGACTAAGAGACGCAAGAGAGAACGGTATGGTTACCTGTGTCACCTGTCCTACAACCAAACACTGGAAAGAGATGCAAAACGGACACTGGATTACAAGGATTGAACTCAACACTAGATTCCACGAATACAACTGCCATGCTCAATGTTGGGGATGTAATGGATACGGTAGGGGGAAAAATCATCTTCATGAACTTGCTATAATTGACTTACATGGCGAAGATGTAAGAGATGAACTACTAAAACTCTCTAAAGAAATCACTAAAAATGTTGATTATAACGCTCTTATAGAGTATTATACTAAAGAGGTAAACGAGCTGTTGATGCTTAAAAGCTAAATTGTAATAAATTTTAACTAATTCAAATGACCAATAAACAGCCTAAAAACAACGTAAACAGTGCCTTGTTACAAAAAGAAAACAAAAACAACTCTATTTGTCCTAACTGTGGGAGGTGTCCCACTTGTGGAAGGTTTAATTCTGTCGATATTTATCCCTACCAGGGCTCACCCTATGTTACGCTATGTCAGGCCGATAAAACAAATTATTGTTTAAATACATGAATACTAAAATCACACCAACAAAATGGAATAAGAAAGAAACCTTCGAGTCTGTACTTAAGAAGTGTGGTACATCGATTGCAAAAGAAGATACATTATTAAACACATATAATATATATGCGCTAGCAGTGAATAGGCTACACGATCTGCTTCCAGCTGATAAAAGGAGGTTCGAATCCCACCCTAGCGCTCCATAGCTTAAACAATAACTTACTATGCCATTCTACAAAGGAGATCCAAACATTAATCGAGAAGGTAGACCACCTGGATCTTTTTCGATTGTACAGATGATTAAAGAGAAACTACAAGAAATACCTGATGGTCAAAAGGAAACTTATGCTCAATTAATGGTTAAAAAGTACTTTCATAAAGCCTTGGTTGAGGGGGATGATAAGATACTTCGAGACTTGATTGATAGAGTAGACGGCAAAGCGGTTCAAAAGATGGCTGGAGAAATGGGAATGCCAATTGAGTTTATAATTAAGAAACAAGAATAGTATGAGTGACGGGATTAAAATTAGTTTGCCATATAATTTTGAACCTACCACTAGGCCGTTTCAAACTAAGATCTGGAATGATAAACGTCCTAACAAACTTCTCGTCATCCCAAGAAGGCACGGCAAGACGTCTTTAGCGTTAAACTGGCTTATTCTTCAGGCTATATGTAGTCCTGGTAAGGTTTATTGGTATTTATGTCCTAACCAAAAGCAAGCCAAGGAAGTGGTGTGGAAAGCTCCTGATATGATTAATAAGTATCTACCTCCTGAAGCGGTTGATAAACGAAACGAAGTAGAACTAACTATCTATTTAAAAAACAGAAGCCAGATTTGTATTAAAGGCGCTGATGATCCAGATACTCTAAGGGGAACTAATCCTTTTGGGATTGTTATTGATGAGTATGCGCAAATCAAACCTGAGGTCTACGACGAAATCCTGATGCCAATCATTAAAGCAAACGGCGGCTGGGTGTGGATGATAGGAACGCCTAAAGGTAAGAACCATTTCTGGTTACGATACCAACAAGCTCAGCATCTACCAACTTGGCAGGTTGTTCACCTTAAAGCTTCTCAGTCTGGAGTACTCTCACCTGAGATACTGGCAGAGGCTAAGAAGGATATGACTGAAAAGTCATTTAACCAGGAGTTTGAATGTGAGTTTTTAGAGGGCGCAGGAAATATATTTAGACGCATCAACGAGAATGCTACCGTAAAGCCATCTGAAGCTTTAGATGATGGAGAGTATCAAATAGGGGTTGACCTTGCTCGTCATCAAGACTTTACTGTGATCTCTGTGGTGAACACCAAGACCCATAAACAAGTATATATCGATAGGTTTAATCAGATAGACTGGAATCTACAGATTAGTAGAATAGAAGCTATAGCTAGAAGATACAATAACGCTCATATCAACATCGACTCTACCGGAGTGGGTGATCCGATATGTCTTGAGCTTAAGAACAAAGGTTTAGATGTAGAAGCGTTTGTGTTTACCAACCAAGTCAAGAACGCCCTTATTCAAAACCTAGCGCTGTTACTTGAGCAGGATAAACTAAAGATCATTCCCGACGAGGAGCAAATCAAAGAACTACAGAACTACACGTTTGAGACTACCAGCCACGGCAATATTCGGTACGGGGCACCACAAGGCCAGCACGACGATACGGTTGTGGCCTTGGCTTTAGCTTGTTATCGCTTGCCAGAAAAACAATTGGTGACAAGAATGCCACTTGAGGACGACACGCCGTTTATGAGATTCTCCGACTTTGGAGAGCCGGTGTATTAATTTTGTCAAGTTGGCTTCCAGAGCGATTCCGCTCGATACAAAAGATTAACACACAACATTTATTTTAACTACATTAATATGAAAAATATTCAACCACAACAAGATAGAATTCTACTTAAAGGATCAAGTGATATTGACACTTCCGCTTCGGGGATTATTATTCCTGAAACTGCTAAAAAAGATCGTCCGCAAAAAGCGGTAGTAGTGGCCGTTGGTCCAGGTAAGAGAGATGAAAACGGTAAAATTCATCCTCTGGAAGTCAATGTTGGTGATGTGGTTATCTTCTCTAAGTACGCCCCTGACGAGGTGCAATTGGACGGAGAGGATTTTATCATTGCTAGAGAAGACCACATTTTAGCTATAATTAAAAACTAGATATGACTAAATCAGGATACCAAGGGGATATGTTACTGGCGATGATAGGTCACTGCAAGAATTGCGGAGCTGAGGCAAGGGTGTATTTCGCTAGGTGTAACGAAAGGTTACAAGACTTGATGCTCAATGAAAGTAAGTTTAAAGAGAAGCATAAAGGTTTATGTGAGGTTTGTTTTATAGGGAAAGGACACACAGGCACGGTGAATTGGGAAGCTAAGCTACCTTATTTCCAGGCTGACAAAGATTTGGCTATTTTAGATACAATGACTGGACTTACTGATATAGACGAGAACATCAAAGAGATTAAAGACAGTGACTCCTGGTGGGAGAACCAAGATGGTAAAGTTGCGGATTACAAAAAATATATAAAGAAAAAGTTGATGTAGGTGAAAAAAGAGCATATAATATATACAGTTTAAGGACGGGAACCCCTTAAACATGAGAAAACCGAAACAAGAAATTCAAGACAAAATTCTCAGCTTTGTGAGCTCTAGGTTCAGCGACTATGATACGTTGTTGAATGCATACCGCAATAAGTGGTTAGAGTTTTATAAAGCAACCTACATCTTTGAAACTGATAGACGGCAACCAGGCCAGTCTCAGATATTTATCCCAAAATGTTACGAGCAGGTTGAAAAGGTAGCGCCTCGTATCTTTGGGAATAAACCTAAGTTTGTCATTGGACTATCCTCTCCTATTAACTATGCCTCTCCAGAGGCTGATATGGTAGCAAATGCTATGGCAGCCCAAAAAGGTTTAAACTACTTCTGGAAGGTGGGAGAGTGTCAGAAGAAGTCTAGAATTTGGGCTAAGTCTGCGCTTGTTTATGGTGTTGCGTGGGGTTTGTTTTATAGGGAAAGGACACACAGGCACGGTGAATTGGGAAGCTAAGCTACCTTATTTCCAGGCTGACAAAGATTTGGCTATTTTAGATACAATGACTGGACTTACTGATATAGACGAGAACATCAAAGAGATTAAAGACAGTGACTCCTGGTGGGAGAACCAAGATGGTAAAGTTGCGGATTACAAAAAATATATAAAGAAAAAGTTGATGTAGGTGAAAAAAGAGCATATAATATATACAGTTTAAGGACGGGAACCCCTTAAACATGAGAAAACCGAAACAAGAAATTCAAGACAAAATTCTCAGCTTTGTGAGCTCTAGGTTCAGCGACTATGATACGTTGTTGAATGCATACCGCAATAAGTGGTTAGAGTTTTATAAAGCAACCTACATCTTTGAAACTGATAGACGGCAACCAGGCCAGTCTCAGATATTTATCCCAAAATGTTACGAGCAGGTTGAAAAGGTAGCGCCTCGTATCTTTGGGAATAAACCTAAGTTTGTCATTGGACTATCCTCTCCTATTAACTATGCCTCTCCAGAGGCTGATATGGTAGCAAATGCTATGGCAGCCCAAAAAGGTTTAAACTACTTCTGGAAGGTGGGAGAGTGTCAGAAGAAGTCTAGAATTTGGGCTAAGTCTGCGCTTGTTTATGGTGTTGCGTGGGCTAAAGCGTACGTCCAAAGAAAGACTGCGAAGAGAACTGAGTCTGAAGTTGTTGCAAAAGAGAACGGAGATTTGGCCATTAAAGAAACCGAGACCGAAACTATCGTGTCTGAGTATCCTACTTTTGAACCTTGTGATATTTTTGACATTTATTTTGATCCTCGTATTGAGGACGAGTGCGACAGGGACGGTATTATCGAGAGTTTAGATCAGGTAAGAATACAAGACTTAAAACTTCAGAAAGATATATACTTCAACTTAAACGAGCTGGATGGTTTGGGTGGTAGCGAATTTTCTACTGATGGAGACCAGGACAAACTGACTAGATGGCAGATGCATGGCATTCCAAACTACGGAGCTAAAGAAGAACACAAAGTAAACTTAAAGAACTACTACGGCTACTTTTCAGAGACTGACAAAGCCGAGGACGCAAAGATTGTCATGGCTACTGTGGTAGACAATTCAGTGTTGATTCGATACGAAGAGATAGACTTTATCCCGTTTGAGAAGTTTGTTCCGACCGATGTTCCTGGAGTGGGAGTGGGGGTTGGATTGGTAGAACCTATTAAAAAGATTCAAGACGGCTACAACCTAACAAGAAACCAGAGAATTGAGAACGTGTCTTTGGTGCTTAATAGAATGTGGTTGATGAAACAGGGAGCTGGTATTGATCCAAGGAGACTTAGGTCTGTAGCAGGAAACGTTATTGCGGTTAAAGATTTAAATGACCTTGCACCACTACAAACGCCAGATGTCACGTCTTCTAGCTACAACGAAACTCAGGCGTTAAACACAGAAATTCAAACCACACTTGGCACGATTGATACGTCTCAGGATTCCAGTGCGAATGGGTTTACTAACTTAGCGACTGGTCAAAAGATTAGATGGAATGAGTTTAATGTTAGGTTTAAATCTATTAAAGAGAACTATGAAGAAGCGCTCTCCAAACTAGGAGAAAAGATGTTGCGAATTGTGGCTAAACACGCAACACAGAACCCCCTTATTCAGGATGAAGCCACAGGACAGTTTTATGAAGTAGCCAAGACTGCTTTTGATGCTGCTCAAGATTTCTACAACGTGTCTGTATTGGCGGATTCAACAGCGTTTGATTCTGTAGAAAACCAAAGAGATCAAGCGTTGGCGTTAGGTCAGTTAGCAATAGCATACAAAGCTCAGGGGGTTAACGTAGATATGAATAAGATTTTCGAAGATATTCTAAGAACATTCCCGCAACTTAATCCTGCTGAGTACATTCTACCGCCAGAACAGCCACAAGAAAAAGGGCCAGCTTCTTTACCTCAATCAACCGTTGATCAAGCTCAAGTACAACCAACTCCAGAGGATCAACTTAACCAATCATTGACTAATGTTTAGAGAACTATTTGCCAACTTCCAGAAACGAGAATTGCCAGCCTTAAAGACTGAGCTTGAGTTAATTAATGAGTTTGAAAAGATTAAAAGGGCATACGCCTCTATAGCTTCAAGCAATTTGTACAAGCTATTAAAAGAGTATTTCGAAACAAAGATAGAAATCAACAGAGATGCGCTTGAGGTTCTAGGTTTAGACCAATCAGAAAAGATCAGAGTGTTTCAAGCTGAGATTAAAGTTATGAGGGCATTCATACAGGATATCGAGGGTATGATGGCGGATTATGAGAGAGAGGTGTTGGAAACACAACAAACATCAATCCCTGAGGCTCTTTAACAATTGGGTGTTTAATTAATGGCTGCTCAAGGCGTGCAGTTGCTTCCCGTCCTTCTGCCCGCCCCGACTATCCATTAATTAAAGATCATGGACAATACCGCACAAGACCAGGCTCCGATCATAGATCAGGACACCCTGGAACAAGCCTTGTCTGCGCCTGTCGAGGAGAAGCAGCCAGAACCCGAAGTCGCAGAACCTACTACCAAGCAAGACGAACGTCTTTACCTTGGGAAGTACAAGAGCCCCGAAGAATTAGAGAAAGGGTACACTAACCTTCAAGCAAGAGCTACTAAAGCAGAACAAAAGCTAAAGGAACTCGAAGCTGAAGCGAAGAAAGCTAAGCTCGAATCTATTAAAGGGTTAGGTTATGACGAACAAGTTCAGTTTTTGATGGAACGTATCACTGATATGGAAACCCAAAACAACGAACTACGGGGGTTGATGTTACAATCAACTGAAGAAGCAACTGCACAAAGCGATTTCCAACAGATGGAGACGTTTATTAAATCCAAACCTGAGCTCGTCGAGACTGGGATGGACAAGATTTTCAGGGAATATGCGCAACACCCTGATTTAAAGCAAGTTACGTTTGAATCTATATATAACGACCGCTTTGCTCCTGCGATAAACAAATTAATGGGTACAAAAGTGTCGGTTAAAGAAAGACCGATACGAAGCGAATCTAAGAAGGTTGATGCACCTGTTGATATATCCCGTATGTCGAATACTGAATATGAAAAACATAGAGTTAAACTTCTAAGAGACGCTGGAATCTCAGGTATATAATTTAACAATTAATAATTATGTTTTCATTAATCCAAGCTCCTGCTGTTGTAGACTTCAATGCTACAGCCGCTACAGCTAGTCTCACATGGACAATGTCCACTGCTGGAACTCTACAAACTAACGCTATCTTTGGAATCCTTGAAGAGGCTGTTGCTTCTGGTGGATTCACATCTGCGGCTGGAGACTATACCGTCCAAGTTGTAAGATCTTCTGTTACATCTGATGTAGCTACATGGTCAACTGGTACAACAGCAACTGCTAGAGCAATTGGTTTTCAAGCTGATGCCACTACTAATGCAACTAATGCGCCAAAAGGCTATTATGAATTATTAGCTGGCGACACTATCCTTGTTGTGAATAAAGCACAAGGTGCTGGTGGTACTGTAACAGGTACAGCTAGAGTTTTCCTACCAATCGACTTTAACAACTAAACTTAATAATAGGACGGCTATTATCTAACTAAAATACTATGGCTCTTGGAACAAATCATATGGATGTCACAACCGGAAATGTATTCCGACCTGACATTTGGTCTCGTGAATTAACTAGGGCAACTGAGGCTACCCTCGTACTTGCTGATAAAGTGTCTAGGTTTGATCAAGATGTTATGAGCAAGGGTAAATCTATTTATATCCCTAACCTATCTAACTTAAACGCTTTAGATAAGGTTGCTAACACAGCTGTTACATTACAGTCTCCAACAGAAACATCTATCAATCTGTTGGTTAATAAACACAAATATTGTGCTTTCTTAATTGAAGACATTCTTGCTGCTCAATCTCAATACTCTCTAATGAGCGAATACACACAAAAAGGTGGATACGCTATCAGAAAAGCTATTGATACTGATATTGCTAACCTTGCAACTGGATTCTCTATTTCAGCTGGTACATTCAACACAACAATCACAACAACAGCTACATTAACAGCTGTTCAAGCGTTGGATGATGGTGACGTGCCACAATCTGATAGAGTTTGGATCCTAAAACCACATGCTGTAAATGACCTAAGAACTATTTCTGATTATACAAGATACGATGGTACTGGTTTCGCAGGTTCTGCTTCTACCGGTTTCATTGGTTCTGATAAAGGTGGTGTAAGACCAAACGGTCTAGTTGGTATGTTATATAACGCTCCAGTATACATGACTACTCAGGTATACCAGACTGGTAATAACATCTCTAACATGTACATGCATAAAGAAGCTATTGCTTGCGCAATCCAAAAGAACCCACGTGTTCAATCTGACAACAGAATTGACTTCTTAGGAACTTTGGTTGTTGCAGACACATTGTACGGGGTTTTGGAAAGAAGGGATTCTTTCGGAGTTGAATTCCGTAACTAATAAGCCTCACAATTCATATTTGGGGGTGTTACATTATAAACATCCCCAATATGAACCTAAAAGATCTTTGACAATTTAGGTTAGTATATAGATGGCGACTATGTAACAACCTAAGTTATCAAAAATTCCTAACCCAATAACTATGAACGGTGAAACAATTAATCAACATCCGCTAGTACAGTCTATGGAAAGAATCGGGGCACAAGACGCTTCAAGCATTAAAGAGTTAAACAACTCTAATGACTATTGCTGGATGTTAAACAAACACAACCGAAAAGTACCTATTGCTAGACATTTGGTAGCGGATAAACTATCAAAAGGTTTTATCCACACTGACGGTGTGTTTATCTCTGATGACTTAAGCCTTAGAGTTAAATCACCAGAGGCTCCAATTACGCCAGCTGATGCTATGCTTAAAGTAGCTGAAAAGCTCGCAGAGAACGCTGAAGTACAAGCTCAGGTTCTTGAAGAAGTAGCTGGAGTTAAAAGAGGTAGAAAAAAGAAAGAAATAGTTGAAGAAACATCAACAGAAGTAGTATAATATCTCCGTGCAAGGGCGGGAATCCTTATATCTTAACCCGCCTTTTATATGGCTGAAAGATTAATATATAGAGACACAACTGATGCAGCAAGGGATGTGTCCAGTACGTACCCTTTGCCCGTATCATCTTCTGCTTACGACCCCACAACTGGGGCCGAAAATGTTACTATAACCAACCCACCAAACACCGCTTTCGCGCCGATGCTCCAAATGGACACTCTAGGCATCCCCGTGGCAACACCAGTAGTGGTGTATGTTGATGTTGAAGGAGTGGGCGAGGTGGTGGTACATTATGACATTGTCAGCCTTCCAAGTGGCCCTGGAACGCTCACCCTGACCGCTCACGCCTCCGGAGAAAACAACGGCACGGCAGACTCAGCGGCGTCTTATGTGGACATTCTACAGTACGGAACGATTATTACGACCGGCCCCCAGGCGGCCTCACTAACCGCTGACGGCGCCTTTAGGTTCAACTGTAAGGGCTGGAAGTTTTTGCGACTTACTATTACAGCGACATCCGCTGATAACGGAATCGCCGCATTATATGTTAACCGAGCTTACTAATGCCAACACTACAAGACTACCAAGATTCTATGCCGACTATTTTTGAGGTTATTCCTACCCTCACTAAAACCATAGTCGAGAACAATTTTAAGAAGGTGCCAGCGCCAGTGGCACCAGCTGAACACAACCAACTCACCAAAACCATTATCGAGGGCATATTTAATGATTTGCTGGCTAAGTCCACACCAAGCGAATCTATCGCACACGCTGGGGGTATTATGGCTTTGGCCGGGAAATACAAGATTTCCCGAGCTGATTGCGTGAAGGTCATTCAAGAATTAGAACAAGGATTTAATCTGTATAAAAGTGCCAACTAACATAAAAAAACCAGGCTATACTGATCTTGATTTTTTTGAGGACTTCGCCTCGCTTTTGGATATATTCAAAAACGGAGGGTCGGTGATTGGCTCTGGGGCGGATTCTGGCGAATACAGGCCGAACTCAACTACAGGCCGGATAGAGTACACATGGAATCAGGCGTATAATGTACAGCCATTCACGGTCGTTTTTAAAGGAACCGTGTTTCCGAAAGCCTCCTTTCAAACGATTGTAGCGAAACGTACGACTTCGACTCCAGCAGAGTTGGATTTTCGTTGTTTCGTTACAAACACAAATTATCCCCAGTTATTTTGGGGCACAGACGCACAAGCTTACGCTGCATTACTTGTGCCCGTTCCAAACTCAACCGAAATTACCTTAGCGTGGGGGATAGCCTCGGGCAAGGTGTTCTACTATGTTAACGGCCAGTATGTCGAGACTAGTGTTACTATACAAAACTTACAGGGCAAAGGCTCACTGATTCTCCCCTACAAAGACGCTACTTATAACGGCCAACCGAATTACAAGGGGGTGAATATATATAGGCGTGCGCTCAGTAAAGCTGAACTTGACGACATAAAGAACTCTACTACATACACAGAAGTTGACTTTAAAAACGCTAGTTATTTTCTTCCATTGAGAACTTATTATGTTTCAGAGGGAATATATGTTACAGACAACCTTGGCACGGTGGGGGGGACCGTCACCCTCAACGACGGTACAACCACCACAGGACACGCATTCAGAACCCCACGAGGCGATAGACTTTCCACTGGTGGGTATTTTTCAAACATTGCCAATCCAACAGGCAGTTACACCGTGGTCACCTATAACGGCCAGAAGGTGACTTTTGATAATACTTTGGCCACACTAACGGCCATAAAGACAGCGAGTGGATATAACGGACTGCTTGCTGGTTTGGTGATATATCCATTCGTTTTAACTACCGCGCAACAAAAATATATTCGATTCAAATTGGAGAATTTATTGAACAACTAATGCAAACTCTTGAAAGGCTAAAATCAGAAAATAAAGTGGCTCTCTGGGTGGAACCTATCTTTAATTCTTTGTTAGACCATTCGGGAAACAACAACACGATAACAGTCGTTGGAGGTACAATGGTTAACGGCACTAAAGGCAGGGGCTATTTAACTCACGGAGCCGGTCAGTATCTACAAGTTACACACTCCAGTTCTGTCAACCTGTCTTCTGGAGTGATATTGGTTTTCTTCACTTCACCCTTATCGAGAAACCCTGGGCCAACGAATAAGTATCTAGTAACCAAAGGAGGTACGCCGGCTTTTGCTTTATCCACTAATCCGGGGAACGCAACGATCGGATTCCAAGATGCAACCACCAATAGGAGCGCCACAACCAACAGTATTGGCAGTTATATGCTGGGTGCAAGGTTTTTAACCGGAACATGTCAGGGGTACAATAATGGAATAAATATTGGTAATTTCAGTGGCACAAGCACTATAGTCACGAACACGAGCGATATCTACATAAACAACTGGGTAAACGGAGACTACTCCCAAAGAACACCAATAGGGATGTTTTTACTACTCAAAGACACGGTAACTGACTTGGAGATTTCACAGATATATACCGAGTACATGAATATCAGGGGAGCGGTTTTCAAACAAAAGCGTAATTTTGTTCTAACCAATCCAAAGGCCGGAACTGGGTGTGTGGCCCACTATGACATGCAGACATTTCTATCAGACGGAAAACTAGCTGATTTGTCTGGTAACGGTAATCATGCCGCGCCAGCCGGATTTATCAATTCTGTCCCGACGATATACGGAAGGGGGCAAAATCTCAAAGGGAAGGTAGGCTCAGCTTTTGTGCTTCCTCTAACCAATACCTTTGGTCAACAACCTTTCACTATTGAAGCAATGACTCGTGCGCCCGTGAGTGTTTCGGATGGCAATGATGCCATTCTATCGATTGAACCCGCTGTACCCCGTTTTTATGTCGGAACTAACAGGGTATCATACAACACGCTCAATACCATCTCGGTGTCTAGCGTGAACACAGGACAATGGGTACACACAGTAGTTAGACATGACGGCACTAATTTGTATTTATATAGAAACGGCGTGTTGTTAAGCTCGGTCGCGGCGCCACTGGCAACCATTCCAGCGGGGCCACTGTACCTTATGCGCAAAGGAAGCGAAATAACCGTCATGGACACGGCTGACATCAAGCTGTACAACACGGACAAGGGGGCAGACTTCGCCTCTGCCGAATATGCCAAAGCCTCTCAAGAGATAATTTATGTTGAAGATTTTCTTTTTACGCCTCCCACGACGGTTAATGTAACATCCGGAACCATCCCTTATACCGAATTTAAGGTGAATTCTGGAAGTTTTAAAATATCCGAAACAAGCGCAGGCAGAACGCTTGAGTGCGTGTCTGATGGGGTTGTTGAGATTGTGTTACCCAACGCCAACAAGTACACAACTCACACTTACACATCTACCGGTACGGCTACACTGGCTAAAACCGCCACTGGATTTACCATTACCATGACTACGGGAGCCAAAGTATCAAGTATTAAATTAACCATCTAATGGAAGAAATCTTAAAACTAATCTTAGATTATGGACTTACTGGAGCGGCACTGATAGTGTTAGCTTATGTAGTTCTCCAGCAGATGAAGATTCTACAGGAACAGGGAAAGATTATGCAGGCTTTCCAGGAAACTCTCACCGAAAACACCGAAGCTACACGAGAGTTGACCGCCGTAGTATCGGAGCTTAAAAAAAATGAAGACAGGTTATTGAACTCAACTGAGTTTTGCAGAAGGCACAACAGCATTAAAACATAAAAGATGATACTAATTGCTATACCAACATCGAGCGGAAAGATACCAGCGCAACTTGTGCGAGATTTGTTTTACCTGAAAAAGCCCGTTGCTTGCGGGTTTGCTTACATAGAAAGGTCACTAGTTGACCACGCCAGAAACCTGCTTGTGAGAGATGCGCTGGTGAACGGTTTTGAACATATATTTTTTGTGGATGATGATATGAGTTTAGAGCCGGACACTTTAACAAAACTTTATGAAGCTAACAAGGATATTATCGGTGGGCTATGCGTGTCACGCCACACACAAGAGCCGTGTGCCTTTGAGGCCAAAGAATTTGAAAACGGGAAGGTTAAACTTTACAAACCAATCAAAAAAATCCAAGAGGATGTCCAAGAAGTCGATGCAATTGGAACTGGATGTGTCTTAATTAAAAGACAGGTTTTAGAAAAAATGTTTGAGAAGCATAAACAGTTTATGTTCGAGTTTTTAAAGGAAACCAACCCACTAACAGGAGTTGTAAACTATAAAGGAGAGGACGTGGTTTTTTGTGAGCGTGCAAAAGAACTAGGGTTTAAAGTATGGTTGCACTCTGACGTAAGGCCAGGACATGAAGCTAAGACTAGTTATTTAACTTTTGGAGCATGAGCACACTACTAACACTACGGGGGAAGTTGAGAACAGAGATAAAGATCGATCCGAGCGGTCGTATCTGGACTGATTCCACTTTAAACGCTGCGATTAATCAGGCGGTTAATCAACTACAACAAGACGGAGATTATATGTGGCACTTCAACGACGGAGTAAACACAGAACCAACTGTTATCGGGCAGTCTGCATATACTTTACCAAGTAATTTCGTAAGGCTAGAGCTTGGCAGTCTTTTGTACGACGGCGGACAACTGCACCCTAAAACATACAACGAGTTGTGGGTTGATGGACTAACTACCGCTACTAATGGGACCCCTTCTTATTATGCATTAAGAGGAACGAGCTTGTACCTTGCACAACCACCCGATGCTATTAAGACGCTGACTTATTTATACCGCACTAAACTAACAGCTATGTCAGCGGATGCAAATGACTCGGGGGTGCCAGACGCTTTTGATATTGCGCTTGTGAAATGGGCTGCATATTTGTGTTGGTCAACAATTGAGGGCAGATCAGATAAAGCGGTTGCCGCTGCTCAAGACTATCAAGAAGCAATGAAGGGATTAAACGCTCAATATTTGGGTAGACGACAAGACGAAAATTATCAATTTCAATACGAGACTATATAATGGCACAAGTTAAACCAATCAGAATCAATAATTTTCAAGGTGGAGTTTCCAAAAAGGACGCCACTATTATTGATGACAACCAACTCTCGACTGGTGAGAACTGTTTTTACAATCAAGACAAAAACCTACAAACTAGATACGGCCAACAAAACTTTGGGAGCCCAATTCCTGACGCGGTTAAACAAATATCCACAGCAGACGCCACTACAGGCTGGGCTGTGACTGATGATGGCGTGACCCTAACCGCAGACACGACTAATCAAAAAAGAGGAGCTGGAGCCTTAGCTTTTAACATCACGGTAGCGACTAGTGTTAATAATTTCGCGCTACTTACAAACTCTACACTTACAGCTGTAGACATAACTCCTGTTAAAGGTTTTTTAAGGTTTTGGATATTTGCGCCTACAGCGTTCAACACAAATCTTACTGCCGTGAGAATGAGAATAGGGTCTAGCGCGGCTAATTATTATGAGTTTACAGCGGGAACACTTACTCAAGCTGCTTGGAATTATGTTGTCGTGCCTTTTAGTGCGGCAACCATAACTGGGACGCCGGTTGATACTACTATTAACTACTGCCAACTCAGAATTGAGTATACGGCTGGATATACAGATAAGGTCGGAGTAAAGCTTGACGACATCGTGTGCACTTCTGCGACCTACACTAAACCAATGATGTCTATGAAATATTTCGAGACATCAACAACTCCGTCTGTGAGATACCTGCACGCTAATTGTGGTACTGCTCTTTGGGAGTACGACGAAAACACCTCTCACTGGAATCCTATTAAGCTGGGGCTTACCGATGGGACAAGATTTACAAGTACAGCCTATAAAAACATCATGTATTTCTCAAACGGAGTAGATAATTACTTCGATTATAATGGGAAAACTTGTACTGATAGAACTGGCACAAATACATACAAGGGCAAATACTTATTGTTAGCAAACGATGTTGGGTACATAGCGGGAGACCCAACCGTGCCGTCTACTTTAGCGTATACTGGTGGAGTGCCGGCTAATTTAAACACCTTCCCAAACGTGTTGGTTTGTGACGAAGACTCTTCTGATGGATCTATTACCGGGCTTATCAACCTTGGTCCGATTGTGTTTGTTATGAAAAGAGGGAAGATTTACAAGGTAAACACGGCTTCTCCAGCAAGAGAGCAGATCGACTACTCAAACGGCTTTTTATCTCACAGAGCGCTGGTTAGGGTCGAAAACGAGGTATTTGGCATTAACCAGTCTGGTATCTACACTTTAGCACAACGTGAAGCTACAGTTGGATCTATTCGTGCGGATGCTTTGTCTGATGACATCAAACAAATAATCGACGCTATACAAGACAAAACCATTGTATCTGCGGTGTATGTTGAACAGTTAAAAAACTGCTACTTCTTTTGTGATACAGCGGGTGACGGGATACCAGATACAGCTTTGGTGTTTTCGGTGTTAACTAAAAAATGGACCACATATAACAACATGCCATTTAATGAAGCGGTGGTTTGGAGAGACTCAAACGGAGACCGTCACATTGTGTGTGCCAACGCTAACAACGGCTACGCTAAAGAAATTGAAGTCGGTACAAACGACAACAGTAACGAGATTTTAACTTCAATTGTTAGTAAAGACTTTGACTTTGGGCAACCAGAGACCTTCAAGACGTTTGAGATGGTAGAATTCCATGGATTTATAGCTCGTGACACTACGGTGAAATTTACAGTATTTGTTGATGGCGTAGACTCTTCTGGTGAAATAAGTGTTGACTCAGATAATTATGTCACAGACACTCCAGCTTTCTCTTTAGGCGTTCGTCCTTTGGGGGTTGCACCTTTGGGAGGTGGAGTTGGCGACGAGCAAGACTTTTTCTCATTTAAAGTGCGTATCCCAATGTACCAGACCGGGTCAAGGATCCAACTTCAAACAACCGTGAACACGCTAAACTCTCAGTTTATTCTTACAAAAGCGTCTATTTACCCTTACGCTCAGCCGGTTGATATTTATCCAAATAACTTAATTGCATAATATGGCTAATTTTACACAATACCCAAGGCAAGACAGGTTTGAAACAAACTTGTCGGCTGACATCAATGCGGTTGACAGCTTAATTCCTTTAAACACCCCGCCTAGTTTTGCGATGACCACAGGCGGATCAAACTCGTTTTATATTGTAATTGACTATGACTCTGAGTCGAAGTACGAAGTGGTGAAATGTGACGGTATTACAGGTAATAACCTAAACGTCGTGACAAGAGGGGTGGCGGCCTATGAGGGAGGCGCCTCTACCGCTCAGTCCCACTCAGCAGGGGCTAAAGTGCTTATTTCGGACAACTGGCAGACTTGGGACGACATAGCGGAAGCGGTGAACTCTAAGTTTGGCGCCGATGGTGGCACTTTCACAGGTTCTGTGAGTTTCTCTGGAGCTACAACCACGTTTCGGTTGCCAAACTTAACCACAGTACAAAGAGACGCTTTGCCGTCCCCTGCCAACGGCATGAAGATTTACAACACAACTGCTGGTGAATATCAAAGTTACAACGGTGGTTCGTGGTTTACAGAAGCGGCGGGCAGTACACAGCCAAACGCGAGCGAAACCGTTGCGGGTAAAGTGGAACAGGCAACCTTAGCAGAACAGTCAGCTTTAACAGAAGTCGGAGCAACCGGCGCGCCATTGTTTATGAACCCAAAAAATGCTATTAAAACCGGCTCGGCGCTGGGTGGCGACGAGGGAAAACTGCCAATATTAAACTCTTCTGGAGCGATTGACTTTACACTACTGCCGCGGGGAGTGAGGTTTGGTGGAACCGGGGTGGACGGTGATTTAAACATCACCTCTGGTACAACAACCTTAAACTTAGACCAGTTATATAACTACAACAACGTCACCGTCACTTCGCCTGGAATCTTAGCGTTTACTGGGGTCAACGGTGCTGCATACTTAAACGTTAAAGGAAACTTTGCGGGCAACGGGACAATTGAACTGCGCAACTCTTGCACAAGCACGCCAACAATCCGAATGACGCACTTTGGAGAACTACTAGGTGGGAACCTGGTCCAGTCGTTTACTGCGGGCGCGGGCGGAAATGGTGGACTAAACGGGCTTCCTGGATCCCCTCCTTCAAACAGTGGGGGAGCTGGTGGCGCCTCAACTGCCGCTGGTCTTGGTGGTGGTGGAACTGGGGGAACCGGAGTGAGTGGGGCTGGCGGTGCTGGGGCCGGTGGAGCAACGTCTGGAACTGGAGGAGGAGGTGGTGGTGGTGGAGCCGCGTCGGACGCGACAGCTGGCACAGCTGGTACTAACGCTACTACTGACACGGGAGCGGCAGGTGGGGCGGGTGCGAGCATAACTGTAACCACAAACACGAACACTATGGGCGGCGGTGGCGGCGGAGGTGGTGGTGGGCGGAACACAAGTAACGGAGGAGCTGGGGCTAACGCTGGTACACACACACACACAACTTCTGCATGGAGTAGTGGAACTAGCAACTGTTATTTTCCTCAGGGCGGAAATGGTGGAGCAAGTGGATCGACAGGAGGCATCGGTGGAGCGGGTGGTTTTGGTGGTGGTGTGTCGGCGGTGTTTAATCAGTTTTTATCCACCGCTTCTCCATATTTTTGCTCAAATGGGAAGGGTGGGGCTGGTGG